GCGTCGTCGGCGGCAGCTTCACCCTGATCGGCAGCTACGCGGCAGCGGCAGCACCCGGCGACGTCGCGAAAGTCCAGGCCGTCGGCTCGACGATCAAGGGTTTCGTCAACGGGGTCGAACGGGTGTCGCTCACCAACACCCACGTGACGACCGGCACCAGCGTCGGCATCCGCTCGGAGTCGGCGGGAGCGCTCCGCTTCGACGCTTTCGCCGCAGCAGACGTGACCGCCGGCGCGAACCTCCCCCCAGCAGAATCCGTCGAGACCGCGCAGCCACTCGCCGGCAGTACGACGGGGGCACTCAGCCCCGCAGCCGCCACCGAGACCGCGCAGCCCGCAACCGGCGCCAAGGCCGGAACGCTGGCCACCACCACCGCATCCGAAGCAGCCCAGAACCCGGCCGGCGCAAAGACGGCCACGCTCGGCGCTGCACTCGAAGACGGGGCCGCGCAAGCCGTTGCCGGAGCCAAAGCCGCCCCACTGACCGCCGCGGCGCAGGACGAGACCGCGCAACCCCTGCCCGCGACGATGAGCCGGAGCCTCGCCGCCACCGTTTCCCCGGAGGCCGCCCAGCCCTTGACAGGCGCCAAGGCGACCACTCTCGCACCGGCCGCGGAGACCAACAGCGCGCGCTCACTCGCCCCGGCCGGCGCCGACGATGACGCAGCCTTCACCGTCGGCGCGCCATACACCGCGGCCTATTCGGCAGGCGCGCCACAGTCCGGACGGTGGGAGGTGGGCGCACCGTGGTGATCCCCTCCACCTCCACCGAGTACCTCCACGTACCCGTCACCGCCCCGACCGGAACCGACGTCACCGGCATGCCGGTGCAGATCGCCGTCGTCGCCCACCGCGCCAACCCCGCCGACAACGAGTGGCAAGACGCCTCGTGGAGCGGCACGACCGCCCGGATCCTCGTCGGCCCCGACACCAGTCTCGATCTCGCGGCAGGCGACTACCGGGTGTGGATTCGCATCGACCCGCCCGGAGCAGAAGCCGTCGTCCGTCGAGCTGGGATTCTCACCGTCACCTGAAGGAGCCCGCGCCATGGCCGACGACCTCCTCGTCATCATTCCCACCCGCGGCCGGCCGCAGGCCATCCCGGAGATCATGCAGGCGTGGGACGATACCGGGGCGACGGCGGACGTGCTGTTCGCGGTGGACACCGACGATCCCGAACTCGCGGGGTACAAGCAGCATGCCGCCGATCTGAAGGCCGAAAGCCGGGTGCGGTTCACGTTCGGTAAGCGGCGGCGTCTCGTCGGTACGCTGAACGTGCAGGCGGTGAAGGCCGCGAAGCAGTACCGGTTCCTCGCGTTCATGGGCGACGATCACCGGCCGCGCCCGGCGGGGATGCCGTGGGACGAACGGATTCGTGTCTGCCTGTCAGGCGGTTCCGGCATCGTGTACGGCAACGACCTGCTGCAGGGCGAAGCGATGGCAACCGCCGTGGCGATGACGTCGGACATCGTCGCCACGCTCGGGTACATGGTGCCGTCAGCCCTCGTGCACTTGTGCGCCGACCTGGTGTGGGTCGACTGGGGGCGCGGCATGGGCCGCATCACCTACCTGCCCGACATGGTGATCGAGCACCTGCACCCTGCGGCGGGCAAAGCGAGCGTCGACGCGGTGTACGAGGACTGCAACAGTCCCGAGCGGGTGAGCGGTGACGCCGCTGCCTACTACGAGTACCGCGATGGCGGCGGCCTCGAATCCGACCTGGAGAAGCTGCGGAAGCTCATCGCCTACAGCCAAGGCGGCATGCTGCAGCCTGGCGCCACGACCGCCGTCAACACCACGGGCGCAGCCGAGGAGGTGGTCGCGTGACCGCCGAAGCCGTCATCCAGGCGTGGGACCGGGCCGACCCCGAAGCGATCCACCCGCTCCGCCGCGTCTCCGAGGACGCGTACTGGGACTCCGGGCGCGCGCAGGCCGACATGCTCGCCACCGTCATCCCGGCCGGGGCGAAGGTACTCGACTTCGGCTGCGGGGATGGGCGCGTCGCCATCCCCATGGCCGCGCTCGGCTACGACGTGACCGCCGTCGACTCCTCGCAACGCATGCTCGACCGGCTCACCGAACGAGCGCCGGACGTTATGACCGTGCAGGCTGCCGCCGACGGCATCGCCGCGCATCTCGGGCGCCGCCGCATGGACGCCGTGTACTGCCTCGCCGTGCTCATCCACCACAGCTACGAGGATGGCCTCCACATCATCGAACGCCTCCGGGCCGCGACGAAGCTCGGCGGGATCCTCGTCCTCGACTGGCCGATCTCCGAGACGCCCTCCGAGGCCGACTCGTGGATCGGCGTCACCACCTGGTCCAAACAGCAGCAGGCCGAAGCGTGCACGCGGATCGGACTCGAACCCGTCGACAGCGAGCTGCCGTGGGGCGTCTACCGGGCCGTCAAGACGTGAACTCCGACAAGTGCACCTGCCATCACAGCCTCAAGGAACACTCGGCAGACCCATGCTCCGGAACAGACGGATACGGGCTGCCCTGCGAGTGCCCGAGCTTCGAGCCGTGCCCCTGCGGCGCTGTCGATGACGGAACCGACGAGGAGGTCTGATGCGCGTCCTCCTCACCGGCGCGTCTGGTTTCGTCGGCCGCCACCTGCACCAGGCTCTCCGCGACCGGGGCGACGACGTCCTCGCGATCGACCTCAACCCCACATCGATCGTCGACAGCGGCGACGCCCTCGACTTCTTCCGCACCGACGACCAGCGGTTCGAACTTGCGATTCACTGCGCGGCGATCGTCGGCGGCCGGGCCAGCATCGACGGCAGCCCGCTCGGCGTCGCAACGAACCTCGCCCTCGACGCGTGGTACATGCGATGGCTGGTCAGGACCAAGACACCCCGGGCGGTCTTCTTCAGCTCGTCGGCCGCATACCCAGCCGCACTTCAGCAGCCCGGCGACGTGCGGCGCCTGTACGAAGAGGACATCAACCTCGCCTACATGGAGGAGCCCGACGCGACCTACGGGTGGGCGAAACTGACGGGCGAGAAGCTCGCCACCTACGCCGAAGCCGAAGGATGCCGCATCCTCGTGCCCAGGCCGTTCAGCGGCTATGGCGAGGACCAGGCGGACTGCTACCCGTTCCCCGCGTTCGTCGCCAGGGCCAAGCGGCGCGACGACCCGTTCGAGATCTGGGGCAGCGGCGACAGCACGAGGGATTGGATCCACATCGACGACCTCGTCGCCGCCACCCTCGCACTCCTCGACGCCGACGTCACCGGCCCCGTCAACCTCGGCTGGGGCCGCGCCACCAGCTTCAACGAACTCGCATCGATCGTCACCACAGCCGCCGGCTACCGGCCGCAGCTGAAACACCTGCCAGCCGCACCGCAGGGCGTCCACCACCGGGTGTGCGATCCGGGCCGGATGCTCAACCACTACGTGCCCACGATCACGCTCGAAGAGGGTGTGCGGCGGGCGCTGGCGTCGTGAGCGGCCAGTGGCTGGCCCAGGAGGTCAGCGATACGGCGGTGCACACCGTCCCACTGGACGACGTGATCGTGCACGACTTCGCCGCCGACTGCCCGTGCGGGCCGACGGCCCGGCCCATCCCGCGCGAGGGGCGGCCGGACGGCTGGGTGCACACCCACCACAGTCTCGACGGGCGCGAGTTCAACGAACCCGACCACCAGACCTGACCACGGAAGGCCCGCGCCCATGGCCGACGACACCAGCAAGGCCGAAGCGCCCATGCGGCGCGGTGCCGACATCGAGATCATCGACCACGGAAGCGGCGAACCCGTCCTCATGCCGAGCGCCGTCCGTATCAACGGCGTCGACATCCCCATCCCGTCCGGCACGAAGATCCGCGTGCACGACATCCGCGAGGACGAAGCCGTCACCGTCACGCTCACCATGTTCGCCCGCCGAATCGTCATCGCAGCCGAAGCAGACCTCTAGCCCCGTCCGGAGCCCGCGCCATGAACGAGCCGCTCGCCGCCGAAAGTCTCTGCGAACACGCCTGGTCGTACAACAAGCCCGCCCACGCGTCAGCGTCGGTCCGTATCTGCTCCCTCTGCCACAAGATCGACGGCGAAGACCTGATGCGGACCCTCGACGAGTACGCCACGGACCAGATGGAACGGCTGAAGCAGAAGCCGACCACGCTGCTGTACGCGCACTCGGACGGCGAAGTCTTCAGCTACGTCGACCAGCCCGGCGGCATCCCCGACAGCGGACGCGAACGAGCCCTGCTGCGGGGCCTGCTCGGCTACGCGCTCGCCCAGCTCGACCAGTACGAGATCAGCGGCGGGATGTTCGCCGTAGCCCACGACTGACCCGGAGCCCGCGCCATGGATCTCCACGCCTGGATCACCCAGAAGGTCGACGGAGTCGAGGCTCGCGCCAAGGCCGCGACGCAAGGCCCTTGGGAAGGCGTCGTCGACCATCATCAGCGTGGCGTCGTGGACGCCAGCGTCTGGTCCGACACCCTCGGCCACTACATCACCGAGAAGATCAGCAGCGGCGAGCGACACGAAGCCGACGCGCACCACATCGGAGCCAACAGCCCGGACGTGGTCCTACGCCGCTGCGAGGCAGACCGCCGCATCCTCGCCCGGCACCGGATCGACCCGGCTGCGGCAACCAGTCCCTACCGCGCAGCAGCCTGCGACGGGTGCGGCGCGGAATGGGTGCAGGACTACTACGACCCGTTCGTCGAGAACCTCAACGACTGCCCCGAGCTGCTCGACCTCGCGCACGCCCACGGCATTACGGACGAGATCATCGCGGGACTCGACCGACCGCAGCCGCCCGAGCCGACCCCGGCGCAGAAGCGGCGCCTCCGCGAACGCGCCCACCTCACCGTCCCCATCACCACCAGCGACGTCCCCGAAGCGCTACGCG